TAAAAGAAGGTGCCTGTGATTTTGCAGTTCTTTCATAAGGTAAACCAAGTTTGTCAAAAACTTTGGCAACACTTCTTGCTGCCATTAATTGAACATCTATTCCTGTTTCTATTTTTATTTGTTGGCGCAAGTTATTTTCTTGTACTGTTAGTGCTTGCTTCAGCATATGAGCTTTTTCAACGTCCACTCTCACCCCAAGAAATCTCATGTCTACCAGACAAGGAAACAGATCTGTCTCGAGTTCAAAAATAGACTCAACATCTTGGTGTAGTAATTCTTTTTTAAATATCTGCCAAAGTTCTAAAGTAAGTTCTGCATCTTTCTCTGCGTAAGATCCAACATACATCGCTGGCAGTTGCCACATATCTGCTTTAGGATCTAATCCTCTAGACTTTGCTTCTTCGTTTAGTGCAGATTCATTTTTACCATGACCTAAATAATCCCAAGACAAACTATTTAAATCAAATCTAAATCTATTCTCATCAATCAATGATGCTGCAATCATAGTGTCTACTATCTGTCCATTAATCTTAAGACCCATAGATCTAATCCAACAGACATCATACATAGCGTTGTGAAATATTTTTATAGCATCACTATCTAATATATCTTGAAACCAATTTAAGGTTCTCTTACGATCCATGTTTGGCCCTGCTCCGTGAGCAATCGGAAAATAAAATTTTCTACCAGGTACAGCAACAGCAATACCTACTACTTCACCATTACCAATGATAGCACCGCTACCTTTAGATTTTAAGTCTGGATCTCTTGTCTCTAAGTCAATTGCAATCTCGTCGTATTTTCTTAAATCCGGATATTCCTCTGGTTCATTCCATTCAGTCTGTGCTTCAAATAAAGGTACCTTCATTTTTTTACCTCATATACATATTTGTTTTCTATTATTTTAGTCATTCTATCTTTGTTACTAAATGCATATAAAGATGCATTGTAGTCATGAGGAAATATTTCCCATGCAAGTTCTTTCTCTAATCCAAGATAAATTTCTAAATTAAATTTATTTTTAGCAAACTTAATTGTTCTACGTACAGTAGATTTTTTTGGCATTACTTTTTCTTTTTCATGTCGTTAATTTTTAACATCTCTAGCTGACAATAGTGTACGATCTTTTTAAGATCCTCAATGCCACCTTTTCTTTGGTACCTACAAACGTACTTAATAACGTTGCCCTGAAAAAATGATAAATCATTTTTAGAAATAAATTCGTAGGGTTGAATTGGAAACTTAGTGTAGTGATTCCCGCCTACCTGGGTGTATTGTGGAAATGATTCTTTAAATATATCTTCTGCTGTCATAGTGGATATCCCTTTCGTTCTATTTTGGCTCTCATTAAATATAAATTTCTTTTTGCTCTCGTGCAACCTACATACCATACTCTGTGCTCTTCGTCACGCTTTATTACACTTTTAGTAATAGCTTCTCTTATCTTTTTAGCATTGTCTAATACTAAAATTACGTTCTTACATTCACCCCCTTTTGCAGCGTGAATGGTAGATACTTTAATTCGTGCTTCATCACTTAATCTTTCTTTATTTGACAACATTAATCTTATGTAAATTTTATCATCAGCTGGTGCATTATCAAAACACTCAAACCATTTTAAATCTTTTTTAAGTTCTCTATTACCCAGGTATTCTTTAATATCTTCCAATGCTGTATCCGATACCTCTTCACCATTTAACCATTTGCTATGATTAATAATTGCTCTGTAAAGTTTTGTATTGTAACTTTTTTGATGTCTGTTTTCATAATACAAACCTTTTACTTTTAAAAGATCACATACTTCTTTAGCTCTAGACAAAGTTCTAGTTAAGATTAACCAGTTGTCCTGGTGAAGATCTACGTTCTCTAAGCTATTGATTTTACTACACAATCCTTCTTCATCTCTTGGTAAATAATTTTTAGTTGCTCTGAGTCCTGCGATTCGTGCAGTAATAATTTCAGATACATCTTGTACTGCTTTTGGAATCCTTCGAGATCTTGATAATACTTTTTCTGCAGCAGGTTCTTGAATGAACCTATCTACATCTGCACCAGCCCAGCCATAAATTGCTTGGTCATCATCACCCGCTAAATAAATATTTTTTGATTTAGATTTTAGTATGTCATACAATTTCCATTGTATTGGAGATAGATCCTGGGCTTCATCAATAAAAACTACGTCAAAGTTTGGAATCTTATCTGGTTGTTGTACAATGTCATGAATCATATCAGTAAAGTCTACTAAGTTATTTATGTCTGGATGTTTGTAATGGTTGTAGTTTGCTTCAATGTGTTTTAATAAATCTGGTTTTACATTTGTTGAATGTTCTCCTGTGCAATATTCATCCCAAACCGGAATATCTTTTTCTTTTGCTTTTAAAATAATTTGAAAGTATTCATTATCACAAGTTAAGTAAGGTGAAGCGTCAGCATCTTTTTTAGCGTTGACTCTTATACTTAATTCTTTTCCAAGATCATTGTAGTGGTAGTCTTGCATAACATTTTCTTCTCTAAGTCCTAGACTATGAAAAGCTAAAGAGTGTAATGTTTGAAAGTATCTAAGTTGTTTCTTCTTATACTCAGGATTTTTCTTTAACATCCTATCTCTTGCTTCATTAGCTGCTTTACGAGTAAATGCAAAATAACCTATTTTACTTACTGGCGTGCCTACTCTTATGTAGGCCATAGCTCTTCTAATTAATTTCTCTGTTTTCCCTGTACCTGGAGGGCCATATATCTTTGTAACCTTTGTCATTAAAGAATATCTTTTTTACTCTTCATTGGTAAAATTTCTATTTCATTTTCTTCTTTGTTAAAATATTTCATAGAAACTTTTATACATCTTACAGGGTTATTGGATTTCTTTTCAGTTGCTTTCTTAGGATATCTTTTAGGATGTCTAAGTTCGGCATCAAAAAAATCCATTAGCATTTGTCCTGTCCTGTCTATCTTAGCTTTCCATTCTTTATTTTTTAAGAAATTATAAAAAGGATCAAATACAAAATAAGCAAAGCCATCAGTATCAATCAATGTACTACCACTTCTAAATGCAGCATCACTTACTGCAGGAACACCATGAATGTAGTCTTCTAGATGTTTATGCAATACTTCTTTTGGTGATGTACCCGGTGGAGCTTTTTCTGTTTTCATTCCTTGCCACAAAGTATCTAATACAGTTTGCATATCATCGCCCTTGATCCGTGGTGGTGGAATAGGTGTATGTGCTCCAATTAAACGTCTAAGTTTTTCTTGGTCCATGATGTAATTTATATCTCTCGCAATTATTTGTTGCGTAGTTTCACCTTCTACTTTGTCATTGTAGTGTACAGTGAATCTAAATTCTGGATCCGGTGAGTAATCTATTTTAATTAATGCAGACAGTGTTGGAAACTTTTTAACTTTGTCTGAGGCTACACCAAATTTTCTTTTGAGACATTCTGATTTAACACACATACTATTGATAGGTTCTTCTGAACAAGTATGGCCTGCAGTATCTTTCTTATAAGCTTTAATTTTTTGTTTTACTTTTTCATCACCCCATATGTTATCGTAGACAATATAATTTCTAGCACCCTCTAAAAGTTTTTCTTCCCAATTGTCCGGGTATTTCTTTTTAGCAAACACCATGTAGTTATAAATAAATCTATCTCTGTAATCATCTAGTTTAGATTTTGATAATCTTTGCAAACATACAGGACCATCTATAAATTCATCTGCACCACCTGTAAGTTCGAGTCTAATTAATTCATCTGCAAACTCTTCTAGATCTTCTTTAGTCTTTGTGTTAGCCTCGACGACTTTTATAAATTGCTCAAAAGTAAACTCACTACCATCTAAATTCACACCCACTCTTTCATTACGATTGTAATAAGGTAGATTAATAAAGTTACCGTTGATTGGTTTTTGATCTGAGCCTATACCTAGTTGTGTTTGTTTTGGAAATATTTCTGTTGATGCTTTTAGATCAAATGTAAATAATAACTTATCTAAAAAGTTTCTGACAAAACTTGCTTTAACGGGTTCTTTAAAAAATACATAAATATGTAGTCCACCACTTTTAGATTTGACAGGTACCACAGGAATATTTTTCTTATCAATAATTTCTAAATATTTTCTTAAATCAAAGTTGTCATATTCATCTGAGTCGATATCAATTGCTCCAAACTTTGCGAGTCCTTCGTCATTACAGGGTTGGATACCAATAGATTTTTTACCTGTAAGGTGATCTAAATAATCAGACTCTAATAATTCTTTAGCTGCCCAGCCATATTTTAATTTGAGTTTACCTGTAGCAGGATCTTTGTAAGCAGAGTTTATATCTGCATAACCATAGTCTCTTTTAAGACCTGTAAATATCTCTATAAATTTGTTTTCCATCTTTCCTCTTTAGTAGGGGTGACTCCACTCTCGCTTCGCCACCCCTGTTGCAACCATTCCCGGAGGGGAATTTTTAGTAGTGAGCTGCTCCATCCGTAGACTTAGCAGTATCTTCCTCGCCATGTTTAACTTGGATATCTCCTTTAGAAATACTTTCAGAAAAACTTTTGGCTTGTTGATACGTAGCAGCGTCTTGGATTGGACCTGTCTTGCTCACTTCCCAACCAAACCACGTACCTTTGTCGTTAGACTGTTGTACGGTTTTTAGCTGATAAAGATGGCTAAAAGATGCGGGTGTGAACATACCGTCCTTACCTTGCAACTTTATACTTTGCATCATGCTATTCCATTTTCTACTAATTTTTAATTGAGTAGATTTCATAGCAATCAACGCAGTGGTTGGTGAAGCACTGTTGACTACAACAAAATGCTGCGCAGTCTTCTCGATATAATTACCGTTTGGAAGTCTATCTTTAAAGTCTGCACCTCTAGTTGTTTTAGTCATGATGTCACTTGATGCAGGATAGATATTAACTGGCGCACCAGATCCATCTTTTCCTCTATCTTTCCACTCGACATACTCGAGTTTGTAGTAACATGGAATCACTGGGACTCCTTTTTCACCATTGAAGAGTTCCCCTGTTACTGAATTATAAATCATTCCAGGTTCTGCACCTTCAACATACTTGCCGTCTCTCTTGTTTACTTCTGGAGATAACTGTCCAAGTATTTTAAGGAATGGTAATGCAAGATCATCTTGTCCTACCGCTCCAGTCTGCACATTTGCATCTGCTTCAAACACTACATTTGTAGCCAATGCACCATTTTTCTTTATTGTTGGTTCTTTGTTCATGTTTCTATTTCCTTGTTATTTTGGTTCTGTTTCCTGCGAACACGTTAAATAGATCCGTGGGCATATCATCACCCTTTTCGATACGCTCACGAACCAATGCTTTAAGTGTCATAGGCTCAACCTTTAACTTCTGGGTGGGTTGATATCCATGACCTTGCGCAAGGACAGCATAATCTGCCGCCTTGTTATCCTCGTTACGACCAAAGGAAACGGTAATCTCATTTTTAATAAGATCCCCTAAGCCATTATTACGAAGCCAGTTAAATGC